GTCGTTATCCATATCATGCTTTTGGTAGTATGGTGTAACATCAACCCCGTCGAAATAATGACCTCCGCATGACTCGAAGAACCGGCCGTCAACAAAAGATTTACTTTCGTTGATTACAAAGCCGAATCCCTGGAGCACGAAGATAACCTCTCGAACGATTGGTTGGGGGACTATGATATCATCCCCATACACACCGATTGGGCCCGAACATTCTTCGAATTCTTGAACAGCCTTAGCGGCTGCCCAGAACAACAAAGTTTCAAGCTCGAAGGTAAAGCCGTTCCCCATAGAAGAAATTTTATGGAAACGGACTATCTTCGCGTCCAGTGCAAAAGCTGGAGACCTCAGATCATCGAGGACCTTGAACATGCTCGGGGGTAATAAGGCTTTACAAAGCCCTATTGATATAGTATCGCTCGCAGCACTCAAATCGAGTGTCGCAAGTTTAAGCTCTCCTGCGGTTGCAGCGAGTGCTTGATTCCTGGTTTGGTCGTCCAGGTTGATACCATATCTGCGAAGACGACGACGTAAATACCCGCCAACACCTTTCTGGAGAAAGATATTTCCAGTAGGTTCAGCGGCTATCACTCGGTCAGTCTTCGCATCTTTAGGTACGGTCAGCAGCCTGCTATGATCAGTCTGATCATAACACGTGGGCATTAAGCATACCGGGCCTTCTACCGGGCACTTTAACAAGTGTCCACACCATAACAGATCATCTTTCATGACCTGTCGTAGGTATGGAAGGGCAGTAGGGGTTACTGACATAGGTAACTCAGACATCTTTCCTTCCGTTGTGGCACGTGCACCCTTAAGGGTAGCAGTCGCGCCAGGACCCCAACCGCAATGACGGAACATCTCATTGAATGTAGGATTGCCCCAGACCTTCGCAATAAGTTTTTGAACCTTTAGAATAATTCGAGGTTCAACCTGGCCAACACGGCCAGTATGTGCGAAAGACCAAAGTTCTCTGTTCATTCGGAGACATTGCTCTTCTGCCTTGTCAAAGGCTTGGAGTGCTACCGATCTGGTGTCAATGCCTGTTTCTAACCCCTCATATTTTCTAAGGAGATTTACACAAGCATAGTCCTTGAAGAAGGTCTCTGCGTCATTGTAAAGCCGAGGGTTAATGGTAGCACGAGCAAGCTCGTCATGAGCATACTTGTACCTTAACCACACCCCAAGGCTTGTCGGCGTATCAACGTGTCTACAACACTCAAGAAGAGTGTTACCTGCAAGATCATTCATGTAAGCTCCAAAAGAAGTACTACATGACTAGGAAAATAAGAATTTACCCCTAGGAAGACAAGAGATTTATCTGCCGGCTTTTACCCGTAGATCTGGCTCAAATTATGAACCAAGTCGACGAAAATGGTATTGGCCATCAGATTCTTGCAATAAGCAAGATTGTCTTTACGATCAGCTAGCACATTTCGTGCCGGCAGGAGGTACTCCCCTTTGATCCGATCAACGTATGCAACTGTTGCCGGAGGGGTAAGACCGGAGTCACTCGTACCGACCGTTTCAAGGGCCGGCATCGAGAAAACAAACTCCACACGATTGATACGGCTCTGAGCGTTCTCGCCGGGACCACCATCGCTTGCGCGACGAGCCCTAATGGCGAGACGTGGCCAACCCATCGGAGTGCTAGAAGCGACTCGTGGGGATTGGTCCTCAAAGATCCAAAAACCAGTCTTTTGGTTTTGCCCGAGTGGGG